TAGTTATAGACTACTTAAATATAAGCATATTCGACGTGCAGGAAATGCCGATAGACCTATACTTATACTTTATGCGAGAAAGCTATATATATACACTTAGCCAGACGGAAAAGGGCAGAAAGTATTTAGAGGACTGCTACAGAATGACGCAGACCAAGCCAGACCGCAAAAAGATACGAGAAAAGATTAAGAGCCAGAAAGGAGCGTAACAAGTGGCAGGCAGTATTAAAGGTATTACAATCGAAATAGGCGGCGATACTACTAAGCTATCTAAGGCGCTCTCTGGCGTTAATAGCTCGTGCAGCTCTTTACAGAAAGAGCTACGCGAAGTAGACAAGCTGCTTAAACTCGACCCGACAAATACGGAACTATTAGCCCAGAAACAGAAAATATTAAAAGAGGCTATAGGAAGTACAAAAGAGAAGTTAGAAACCTTAAAAGAGGCAGAAAAACAGGTACAGCAGCAGTTTGAGCGTGGAGAAGTAAGCGAGGAACAATACAGAGGGTTACAAAGAGAGATTGCAAGTACAGAGCAGCGCTTAAAAGATTTAGAAGCGGCGGCGAAACAAAGTAATATATCACTCGAAAAAATAGGAGAAGTAACCGAAAAAATAGGGGAAAAAACTACAGCCGCAGGCAATAAACTTAAACCGCTTAGCGCAGCAGCGGCAGCACTTGGAGCAGCAAGCATAGCAACCGCTTCAAATTTTGAGGACGCTATGGCGAAAGTATCTACCATAGCGGACGAAAGTAAAGTACCTATAGAAGATATGAGCGCAGCTATATTAAAGCTGTCAGACGATACGGGACAGTCGGCAGCAGATATAGCAGAGTCCGTATATAATGCAATATCGGGCGGCGTAGATACAGCAGACGCGGTAGCGTCTGTAGCACAGTCAAGCAAATTGGCAAAAGCTGGTTTTACGGACACGGCAAACGCGACAGACATTTTAACAACAGCATTAAACGCATACGGCTTAGAGGCAACAGAAACAGAGCATATTAGCGATATGCTTATAACGACGCAGAACCTAGGAAAAACAACCGTAAACGAACTTGCTAGCGCTATGGGTAAAGTAATACCGACAGCGAACGCAAACAACGTACAAATGAACCAGCTTTGCGCAGCTTACGCAGATATGACCGCAAAAGGTATAGCAACAGCAGAGAGTACGACATACTTAAACTCTATGCTTAACGAACTCGGAAAAGGCGGCACGACTGTAGACGGCGTACTAAGAGAAAAAACGGGTAAATCATTCGCAGAATTAAGCACAGATGGTAATACACTTTCTGATGTATTAGCAATATTAAAAAGTTATGCAGACGAAAATAACAAGAGCTTTAACGACCTATGGAGCAGTAGCGAAGCAGGTAAAGCGGCTATGGTGCTACTCGGAAATGGAGCAGACGAGTTTAACAATGTGCTTAAACAAATGAATGACAGCACGGGCGCAACGACAGACGCTTTTAATAAGTTGGACACAGACAGCAACAAAGCCAAAATAGCACTAAACCAGATTAAAAACGCAGTAACAGACGTAGGAACTACAGCGCTAGAAATGTTACAGCCAGCATTAACAAATATTTGCAGCAACGTAAAAGAGGCTACAGAGCGCTTTAAAAATATGGACGACAACACTAAGCAAATTATTGTTACAATAATTGCGGTAGTGGCAGCCCTAGCCCCCGCGCTGCTGATAGTAGGGAAAATATTTACGGCAATATCAACTATGATAAACGTAATTAAGACGCTACAGACTGCAATAACAGCAGTAAACGCCGTGCTTGCAGCAAACCCCATTATATTAGTTATAGCGGCGATAGCGGCGCTAATAGCGATATTTATAACGCTATATAATAAATGCGAATGGTTTAGAGACGCAGTAAACGAAATTTTTGAGAATGTAAAAGCGTTTATAGGTGGCGCTATCGAAGTAATAAAGGGCGTTATAGGCACTATCTGGGACAAGATACAAGAGATATGGGGCTTTATAGAACCATACCTACAGGCTGCCTTTGCTTTTTTGCAACAGTTAGGTGCAGACATAGCGCAGATATTTAGCGATTGCTGGGAAATCATTAAAGCAGTATGGGATTTAGTAGAGCCGTACTTTTCTATGTTATGGGAAAATATAAAAGTTATATTCTCGGTAGTTGGCGAAGTACTGGGCGGTTTTTTCTCGGTTGCGTGGGAATATATTAAAGGCGTATGGGACGTAGCAGTACTTTACTTTACGCTTATCTGGGAAAATATAAAAGTAGTGTTCTCAGCTGTCGGCGAAGTGCTGGGCTCATTCTTTCGTAATGCGTGGGAGATTATTAAAGCAGTCTGGGACGTCGTAGCGGCTTACTTTGCTGCGGTATGGAACGCTATAAAAACAGTATTCAGCGTCGTTAAGGATGTGCTTACAGGAGATTTTAAAGGCGCGTGGGACGGAATAAAGAGCATATTCGAGGGTTTTGCAAACTTCTTTAGTACATTATGGGATAGCGTAAAGCGTATCTTTTCGGCTGTCGGCTCATTTTTTAGAGACACATTCGGGGCAGCTTGGGACGCAGTAAAGGGCGTATTCTCTAATTTTGGCTCTTTTTTTAGTGGCTTGTGGGACACTATAAGAAATACGTTTTCGGATTTAGGCGCAAGCATAGCAGACGCAATAGGCGGCGCGGTAAAAGCAGGAATTAACGGCGTAATAAGCATTATAGAAAACACAATAAACGGAGCTATAGGGCTTATCAATGGAGCTATCAAGCTCATAAACAAAATACCAGGGGTAAGCATTGGTAAAATGAGCAATTTAAGCCTGCCAAGGCTTGCACACGGCGGTATTATAGGAAACGGCGGCGCTATGGTAGCAGAGG